GTCACACCAAATATTGATCTAAATCCAGTTCCTGCTTGCGCCAAATAAACTAAAACAGAAAGACTTGCGCTACCATCAACGAGTCCAAGAGCGTCCGGGCTTGTTCCAATGTCGAATCGTCCGCTCGAGCCGTTTCCTGTTATGTATCCTGCGGAATGAGTGACAGTCCCGGCAAACGTGCCGCTATTCGTGCTAATGAGATCAATTGCGTTGGCATTTGCAACTTCCCAAATCGGCAGATACAGCCGCTTGATCTGGGCATACCAGCCTTCGTTCTTGCCCGTCACATAAAACTCACTGATAGCCTTTTTCTGCGCTCCAGAGACAGTTGCTCCAGCAGCAACAATAACGTCAATGTACGCCTTTGCGTCCGGGTCGAGGACGGGGGCAAACGACCCCAATCTGTTTGAATACTGGTAAATCATTACGAGTTCCTTACTTGCATATTAGCATTCGTGTAGATGCGATTCGCGATGATCTGTTGCGTGTGCATCTCGTCGAGCTTCATCAATTCGTCTTGCAGGATGAGGTCTGCCTCTTGGTCTGCAAGTGCCGACTTTTCCTGCTGCCCTTCCGCACGGAGGAAGTCCGCATACGTCCCATGCGCTAGGTACTCAAACCACTCGTCCGGGATCGTGGCAGTAGATCCACCAGTCCCATCTCCATAGGTGTCGCTGAACTGCTTCTTGTATGTCACCCATGCGCTCGTCGGAGCAAGGTTCCCTGCCACAAGCCTAGCCCCGGAACCCGTCACCATGAAGTCAAACTCCTGCACCGATGCGGTCTGATACGGGTCTTGCCGCTGAATCCGCAGGTAGGTGTCGATGCTATCCAGCCCACCCTGCGTGAACGGGATCACGTTCGTCGTGACAGTCCGCTCTTCCGCAATCTTCAAGAACCTCGTCCAGTAGTTGCTGGCACGATACGCCCTCTTCGCCCTGCGGTTCACCATCGCCTTGATGCGAGGCAACTCAATCGTCGAAAACTCCACACCGCAAAGTGCCTTCACCAAGGGGATCAAATCGGTCGTGTAGTTCTTCGTCTGCATTCCTTACATCTTGTGAACGGCCATTGTAGGCTCTAATCTCTGGAAGTCACGCACAAATTCCCTATCGTCCCAACACTCCACTCCGTACTTGTTTACCATTTGCAGGTATTCCCGCTGCGGGATCTCCGCCAGATGCCTCCAGTTCTTCCCTGGGGCGTGTTTCCTAGACTCGGCAGCAATCGCCGCAGCCTCGATCTCACGCTTGTGAGACATCGCATCCATTAGCTGCCGTCCGGTGCATAGCTCACGCACCAAGGCCGCAGTCATGGCCTCCTCGCTTGCTGGGATAATCATGTGGTTAGCATGAGGCAGGGGAGGTTTTACCCTCCCCCGCCAGTAGCTTACGAATTAGGACACCAACGCACCGGGATCAAGGATCGTAAGGCAAATCGCCCACTCTCCAGCAGTGACAGTACCAGTGAAGTTCGGTTCAAGGATAATGTTCACATTGCTCGCCGTATTGTTGATGGCATATCCAGCAGCGGTATTGACCAGTACATCACCAGTATTGAACGCAGCCTTGACGAGTGCATCAAGGTCAAGCGCATCAATGTACTCATCTGGATCGGCAGTAGTGGTTCCGACGTCAAGCGTGAGGTTGGTTGAGGTTCCGGCAAAATCCGTAATCTCAAACACCGCAGCTTGCGTGACAACTCCGCCCGGAGGAAGAATTGCAATAGTCTTTTGATTGCCGGTAGCAAGAGATGTGATCTCTGCGGCAGTCAAACGATAAACATCGGTGAACCCAAGGTATCTTTCTTGTTGTGCAACTTTAGCCATATTCTAGTTCTTTCTTATTTGGGGTTAGGATTAGTAAGCGATCTTGCCGTGCGCTCCGGGGTGTTTGCACACCAGAGTGCCAGTCATATCGACATAGCCACGCTCGCCGCCACCTTGGTTCTCCAGACGGGTGCTGCCCATCGGGATGAGCGAGGCAAACGCCAGATACTTCGGGTTGAGGACATAACCCACGTTGGTCGTTGCGGTCGGCATACACGCAGGGTTTCCGTTGACGATTTTCACCACACCGAAGTCGGAGTCGTAAAGCGACACCGAAAGGGTGATCGTCTTGCTCGTCGCGTCTTGGATGACTTGATAGACAGTCTCGTTGTTGTTGCCATCCTGACGGCTGAAGTCAGAGATCAGACGACGGAGGGCGACGTTTGCAACCAGCGTGAGGCTGTTCATCTCGCCATTCACGGCAAAGATGCTGCCAAGCATGGTGTTGAACGAACCTTCACTAATCGTCGAACCGATGATCGAAGCGGCAGGAGTGCGGAATGCAGCCGGAACCGGGTTGGTCGTCTGGGCCGAGTCGGTGATCCAGCTACCAAGGCCACGGAAGCTGTACGGAGTGCCAGCACCATTCTCCACAGTCATGTCACTGGCGGAGGCAATACGGGCTTCAACGTCACGCTTCAGTTCGCGCATCGACTTTGCTTCGGCTTGCGCCACGTTAGCAGGGCCAACGCTCGTAACAGCTTGTTGCAGGTTCGACACAAGATAGTCGCGGCGGAACGTCTGAACGTAGTTGCCAAGACGCGCACGACCACTGAAAGCGTCCGTGAACGAGGTGACATCCGATCCTTCAGCAATACCGACAGTGCTGGGCGAGGCAAGATTGTCCACAACCCACTCATGGAAGGTCGAGGATGCCTTGGTCTTGCCGCAAAGCGAAAGCAGCGGGGTTTCTTCGGGAGCCAGGATCGTCAACTCATTGGACAGATCCTCGCGGTTGCCCACGGCGGAACCCGTGGTGGTTTTGCCCGTAGGGGCATTCGGTTGATAGGTATTTGAAATAGCCATAGTAGTTTAATTGGTTCAAGTTTGCATTCTTGCAATACGCGCAGCAACCCAATCATCGACGGAGCCAGTGGACTCAAAGCGTTTGTACACCTCTTGTCCCTTCGCCTTCGGATTCTTGCCTGATCTTGCTGCTCCGGCCCCTACGGGACTGCTGGGTGGTTCCACCTTCAGCCGTGTTCCCGTGCCAGTTGGCACTCTAGACTTTCCTCCGAAGATACTCCTCGCTGCGTGAGCTAGGAGATATTCCATCTGGAAGCCGACTTCCGGGATTTGTTCTTTTACTTTGGCGACTAGCGGATCTTCGACCAACGCCTTGAAGTTCTTCCCGATAACGGACTCTTCGTCCATAATCTCGGGAACTTCCTTCTTCGCCGCCTCTTGGTATTGCGTACTCAACTGCTCAAACTGCTGGAGTTTGGCAAGGTGAGCGTGCTGCGCCGGAAGAAACTTTGTAATTGCTTCCTTTGCGTTCCGATTGGCTTTGCGAATCTGGCGTTTTGTGAACTCCCTGTCTTCTACTGTGATAATGTCATTGCTGCCATAATCCTCGTATTCGTCGAGAAGTTCGTCTGTTACGTTGAGGGTCTGCTCAAGTTCAGAATACTTTGCTTTCAGGGCATCCATCGTCTGGATGTCGCTGAAAGGATTCTCATCTTGGGGAACCTCTTTTGCCGCCGGTTGCGCCTTCAGGAGTTGCTCTTCAAGGGTTTTTGTCTTTGCCGTTAGCTCTCCAATTCGTTGGAGAAGGCGACTTTTCCCTTTCTTTGCAAGCTCCTGGATTTGCTCCGTAGACAAATTCAACAGGTCTATGTCTGATTCCTCGGGTTCTTCTTCACCGATGTCGTCCGTGAGTTCCTCCTCTGGTTCCGCAGATTCATCCAATTCAGTACCTTCTGGCACTTCTTCTTCTTGCGGCTCCTCGGGAGATTCCTCGGCTTGCACCGGCTCGTCTTCGCCCGTAGCTTGTCGCGTCCGTTGAGCTACAAACTCCTCGAAACTCAAGCTATCATTTCCACTGGTTTTTACGTCTCCAGCGTCCGACGGATTTGTTGCTTTCATGTCTGATACACCAATTATACGCCTTGGCGGTGGCGAAGTGAGACCAGATAACTATGAAATTGCATATCTGTCAACTATGCGTAAAACAAGACAGGCCGCCGGGGATACCGACGACCTGTCTGACACACTAACCAAGGGAGGTACAATGAACAAAACCTCCGGGCGTGGACATACCACGATTCCGTGGGGTTGTCAACCCAGCACGGAAAGAAGCTCGTCAATGGTGGCGATGCTCCCGGCCACCTTCATCACGTCATTGGAACTTTCGCACTGGCGAAGATCCGCAAAGAAGCGTTCCCGCTCATCCCGCATAAACTGCAAAACAACCTTGTATTCGTCCCGGTCTAGTAGGGTGTCAACCGCTTGCTGTAGTGTTGGTTTTGGTATCGGTGTCATAAGTTATTTGTTTTGGAAAATAGTGTGGACAAACTCGTTTTCGGATTTGTTTTGTACATTGTTTGGGCCAGCCCACGCAAAATTACCCCGTTCATCAATGTAAGCAACTTCCGCTTGATTGGCAGAAAGCAAAGATTTGAACCGATAGACGCCAGCGTAATGGTATCCTTGGGGTATTTTAGGTAGAAACTTTGGTGCTTCCAGCAATTTCTCCAATCGTTTCATATCGCAAAGCAGGCACGATCCATGTGGGAGCAAGGACTCACAATCGCATTCTGCAACGCCCTTCCAATACTGGATAATACTCAAGACATCTTGTATCGGTGTCATAAGATTACTTAAACGGACTTTTCCCGTCTGCAACCCTTTGCCTAGCAAAAGCAAGTGCTTTTTGCAAAATTGGTTTAGGAACTTTCTCGTTGTTGGGGATAATTTTGTTTACCATTAAATCAAGTTCTTCTTGAGTAAGGGTTGGGACAAGCGTGGGGAATTCTATTGGTTTCCCGTTTTTGTCAACAAAATCACCAACACTTACAGAATACTCTGTTGCCACCCCACCTTGTGGTAGCTTTAATTCCCCCCAGTATCCAGAACCTTTTTTTGTTTTATCTGGACGAGATCCATAATTTTTCAATGGTATTGGCAAGCCAAATTTTTGGGCTGCTTCTCTTAATTTGTTGTCCATAAGATTACTTCATGGATTTGCTTCCACGGCACTTCCACTTTCGCCGCGACAAGTTGTTTGGGCTGTTCGGGTCTGACTTCCAGTCCCCCTTGATCTTGGCAGAACGAGCGCAGTAAGCATCCCCCTTGGACGTGCCTGGGCGAATCCGATCCCCGCCGTCCTTGGCTTTCCCAGCCTGCCCGTAACGGACTGTCCTAGTGCGCCCAGTCTCGGGGTTCTTCACCACCTTCTTGAACCGCTTTTCCATTAGATTTTGCCCTTCTCCTTGAGGCGGATCTTCCGTTCTTGCCGCAGCATTTCCTTGCTGGGTTTCTTGCCGGAGCCTTTGGCATCACGGATGTTATCCCACATCCCACGTTGGGAGTATGAACCGTCCTTCCTTTTAATCATCTTTTTCTTCATAGACTTCAGTATTCAATACGCCCCTTGAGCTTCTGGCGCATCTTCCGCATCTTGGGGACTTTCTCAACAGTCGGCTTCTCCAGCTTCTTCTTTGCCTCACGCAGCGCACGGGTGGTGGTCTTCGGCTTGTCTGCTCGGTACTTCTTCATTGCTGCATTCCTTGAGTTTGGACGCCGCCCATGTCTGCCGGTGCTGTGCCAAGCCTGCCGATCTCGGCGTTCTGTGCTTGCTGTAGCTGGAACTGATACTGACCAGCGTATTTCTGAAGCCTCTCTGCGAACGCCTGATCCTGTTGCGCCCTCGCCGCGACATCTTCCTGCTGGACGTAGGCTTGGACGAGTTGTAGGGCAATCTGTGCGCCATTAGGACGTGCTGGCACTTCGATGCCTGCGTAGATCTTGGACAGGTCGTCCGTGATGTCCTTCATCGCCTTCTCTTGCGCTTCTTCAGCAGGCTGGAGGATGTAGTCTGCAAACGCCGGATTGATCGTCGCCGCGATGAACTCCAGCAACTTGTTCACATCAATGCGTCCATTCCGGTCAAACTGCAACAAAGACACCATGTTCTTCAACTGCGTCTCTGCCGTCTCCGGGTCGGTGGACTGGCTGTCGAAATTGACCATAATCGAGAAGTCCTCGTCGGCACTCCCCTTGGTCATGATCTGCGGGTTGGCGATGCCCGACACCTGAAAGAACACCTCGTCCGGCCCCATGCGCTGATACAACTTCCACGCCAGCGTCAGCACATCCTTCACATGGTCAAGGTACTTGCTGATGTAGAACTGCTGCTTGAACTGCGCTAGTGGACTACCCATGTCCAGCCCCACGGCAGCATCTGCTTGCGCTCGCATGGACAACTCCACCTCGGAACTACCCTGCGCTGGGTCTGCTGGCGGGATCGGCCCCCATGCAATCTCACCCAGCCTGCGGTATGGAACCCTCCGTCCCGGCCCCCAGTCGCTCGGTGGTCGCCCAGCGGGGTGCATCAGTGGTGGCAGCACCGCGAGGCTTGCCCTGTCGATCCGTTGGTCACGCTCCGTCTTGATCTGCATCTGCGGCCCACGGAGGATGTCAGAAAACGTCTGCACCTCGTACATCCGCTTCTGGTCGTTCGACAATCGGGTGGTCACGAAGGGGTAGTCATCATAGCCATTGAGAAGCTCATGCTTCGCATATCCATCCGTTGTCGGGTGGAACACAGTACAGTAGATGCCTTCAGACCCATCCTCTTCGTCGATCAGACGTTGATACGCATAAACAACCATAACGAGGTCGTTGTCGTCGGTAATGGGGATGCGGTCGATGGTCTTCTGTTTTTCTCCGTCGAGGTAGAACGAGTCTTTGCCTCGGAGATTTTCGATAGCGGATTCCACCCACTTCTTGTCCCAGCCCTCGTTAGCTGCTTTCTTCTCAAGCTCTTGGGATGTAAGGAATGTACGCCAAAAGATGTAGGGGCTGCGCTGCGGGTCGCTGACATACGCCGGGAACATTACCTCGCCGTCGGGGGCGCAGGAATACACGACGGGGCAGTCCACGCTGGTGCGCGGGATCGGGATCTGCGTAATACCCTTCTTGCGGAGTTCACGGATTGCCTTCTTGCCACGCTTGTCGGACACCGCTGGGAATGCTTGTTGGATCATCGCCAACACCGCCTCGTCGTCGTTGCCCAAGGCAATCATCTCGGCAAGGTCGGGAGCCATCGCTGCGATCTCCTCCAACGAGACAGTCTGAAGGTAGGTGCGCTTCTCGCGCTTCCAACCAACATAGGACACCATGATGCCCTTCTCCAGTAGGTAGTTTGCGCCCAACTCCATCTGGTTCTTGAAATCCGGGATGTACGAGTTCCGCATCCACTTGAGGAAGTTGGAGACAACGCCGGCACGGGGCATCGCCGCCATGCTTGTCGGGAACGCCTTGATATGGCTGCGCTCAAGGGCTTGGTCGAACAAGGAGACGTATGCGTTGATCCGCTCGCCGATGACGTTGACTTCCATGTCGGAAGCACCCTGCCAAGGGAATGCGTTCGGCCCGTTCTTCCGTAGGTCGTCGCTCTTGCCAGGCCATAGGTTGCGCCTCTCGTCATAAGACCGAAGACACGCTTCAAAGTACTCTTCTAGGTCTAGCAGGCAGGTATCATAGGCATTGGAAAGCGCATTGATATTAGGCTCTCCGTCGGCGTAAATCATCGCCTCCACCTCTTCCATCGTAGGATCACTCATTTGTCTATGTAGTCGTAAACGACTTCACCGCCATCCAGATTGGTGCGGGAAATCTTGATGATTTTGCCGATAAGCCTGTCACGGACACGCCTAGACGCTCTTACTACTATCTTTTCGCCATTTAGTAAAGCCTCCACCATAGTCGGGTTTTTACACGCTCGGATGGTTTTTACCTCGTAAATGCCACGCATGGGCATATTGGGTTCCTTGTCGGAAACCACCTCGGCTACATTCTCCACCACGGGTTCAACAACCTTCTTGGGTCGCCCACGTTTCTTCGCTTGTGTTTTCATATCAATTCTTCTTGTTTCTTGGTTTTCGCCGCTTCGATTCGCGCTTTGGCGATATCGAGATATTCCGCCTCGCGTTCGATGCCGATGAAGTTGAAGCCTTCCAAGATTGCCGCCTTGCCCGTCGAACCACTGCCCATAAATGGGTCAAGGACGGTGCCACCGGGGGGCGTGACGAGACGGCAGAGATAGCGCATGAGGTCGGTTGGTTTTACCGTCGGATGATTATTATTGGATTTCGGTGGCGGGTTGGACGTGAGTTCCCATTCGCCCCCGCATTTGCAGCGTTCCTCACCTGCGTTCTTCCAAGTGCCGCAATCAGGGCACTTGCCACGGGGGAGTTGCAGACCTTCCTGATGCTCGGGCAGGTGCTCGCACCCTTCGTTGCGGTCTTTCTTGGAACATTTCGCTTGGTAGAAAAACCGAGCGGCGGAACCGGAGTCGTCGTGGCCTGTTCTCGGTGCGGTTCCCATGCCAAACTCAAGCCCGTTCCCCGTTCGGCTTGTCGTGCCTCCGCTTTTGCTCGTC